AATGCATCTGTATCATTTTTTACGATTGCGTCCAAATAATTTGCCATTGGTGGATATGCATTTTTTCTTAGGTCAGATATGGTTCTTACAACAACTTCTTCATTTATTGTTAATCCCCATTGTTGACAATATGTAAAATCATATCCATCGTAACCAGTAAAAGGTTCAAATGCAGAATAATTTATTTTGGATAATACCAAGAAATTAGAACAATCTGGTGTTTGTGCAATAATTACAACATCAACTTGTTTTCTTTCTTCTGGTTTACCGAATAATAATTCAAAATTTTGGGATGGTAATTTATAAAGTTTCATATTATTCTATCAACTTTGGTTCGTTTATGTTATTTAATTTCAACACATCAACAATGTCTTTTTGTTCCAACAATATTGTTTCTTTTGGTACTAACCCAACTAACTTTAATGATTCCAGCGTTTGTGGATTGCTCATTGCATTTAATAATTTGGCAGGTGAAGGTCTACCATTTGCAATAATTTCTGCTTGAATTTCCCGACCAATTGTTACTGTGAATTCATTGTTTGCATTTGATTCAAACATTTGGTCGTCTGTATAACCAGGAATTCTGGTGGGTTCAACTATTGTATATAATTCAGATATTAGTTTTTCCAATATCTTTATTTCTTGACGGTTTAATTCAAATGCATGTTTTTGGTCATCCAAATGTGATTCCAATTCTAAAATTTCTGCTTCCAAATTCAATATTACATGCGGTAATGCTGGTAATTCTTTCAAATGTTTTAGTTCTGCTAATTTGGCTTTATATTTTAAATCCGCAACTTGTTCCAAAACAGCTGCTCTTTTTCTACCCACAAGAAAACCTTTTAATGTTTTTAACTTTTCCCACGGGGTACTTCCTATCACTTGATAACGATAATTAAATTCTGAATTTAGATTTGATGCCATATGTTTGTTTAATATATATAGTTTATGTTGTTGAATAACCAGCAGCTGCTAATTGCCACCTAGCGGTACCAACACCTGTTGTATCCGTAGCAACTACCCCGGTATTATTTACTAAATTTGTCATAGATAAAACTGCCCCGCTATAACCATAAGCAAAAATAGCTTTATCACTTCCATATCCAGCTGCCATTAGATATTGTCTAGCAGTACCAACGCCTGTTGTATCATTCGCAACCACACCAATGTTGGATACCAAATTTGTCATAGATAGAACTCCACCACTATAACCGTAACCAAATATAGCTTTATCACTGCCATATCCAGCTGCGGCTAATCCATCTCTACCAGTGCCAATACCTGTTGTATCATTCGCAACCACACCAATGTTGGATACCAAATTTATCATAGATACACTACTACCATTATAACCATAACCAAATATAGCTTTATCACCTCCATATTTTGATGCGCCAGGACCAAATCTAGCAGTGCCAACGCCTGTTGTATCTGTCGCAACTATACCTGCATTGCTTACTAAATTTGTCATAGATACATATGTAGATGTATAACCATAACCAAATATAGCCTTATCATTTCCATAGGTCGATGCGGCTAATGTTCTTCTAACAGTGCCAACGCCTGTTGTATCTGTAGCAACCACACCGGTGTTACTTACTAAATTTGTCATAGATAGATTACTACTACCATTATAACCATATCCAAATATAGCTTTATCTGTACCATATCCAGCAGCTGCTAAATTTTGTCTTGCAGTACCTACACCAGTTGTGTCGGTCGCAACCACGCCAGTGTTGCTAACCAAATTTGTCATAGATACTTGTGTACTGGTCAAACCATAACCAAAAATAGCTTTGGTTGTACTAAAAACTGTATTAGTATTGTTGTATCTTGAAGTGCTAAGTGTTTTTACTTGCATATTAACTTATTTCTGTACCAAATAGGTTAAATGATTGACTAATAGATGATGCGTAAACTTGAACTTTATCATATTGTCCAAGCGTCATGCCGATTGTTAATGCTATACTATCGTTTGCAGGTACAACAGTATCATATGCCAAATAACTTTTAGCTTGAAGTGATGAACCTGATGATAACACTGCGATTCTGAATGTACCATTTGTTGCGGATAAATTGGCTATATTTAGTGTTGAACATACTGCGGATGTTGCAGCAGGTACTGTATATAAATCGGTACTGGATGTTAAAGCAGGATTTGATTGTCCTAAAATTTTATATGTTGTTGCCATATTCTATATATATTTTTAAATTTTGATTTATCCCAACAAAAATGGATGAAATGATTCTCCAGAAGGAGCATTTATAACATAACTGGATGATACAGCATAACTTGCAGATTGTGCAGTAGTCTGTACTTCTTTATAATTTAATACATTGACATACACTCTGTCTACTGATGCACTAAGAAAAGGCGACCCACTAATAGGTGTACCACTTACAGACATTTTTCTAATTTTTAGTGAACTGTCACTAAGTTTTTCAACACCATAATCAACATTAGTATCATTCAATCCGCCAACCAAACCAATGTATTTTGTTTCATATTGTGGTACTTGATTTGAAAATTCTATAGACTGTGTTGCAAAACTTGATGTATATCTAGCTATACCTTTGGTTATACGAAGTTCATCTATATAACCATAAAAATAACCTTCAAATCCAGTATATAAAAATCCCCCAATGATTGTTGATCTTGATGTAAAGGATTTTGTAATAGATACAGGTGTGCCACTAACACCATTAACAAATACTCTAACTGTTCCGGCATTTCTTGTTACTGCTATATGATTCCATACATTTAATGTAGTCGCTGGACCATAGGCAAATGCCTGGCTAGAATTATCTCGTATCTGAATTACAGCATTTGAGGCATCTGCATTGATAGCAAAATAATTGTTATCTGCACCTGTAGCATTTGAAATTAAAATTGAATTCGTTGATACTCTATAGAACCAACATTCAATAGTAAAATCGTCGGTGCCGAAATTAGATACAGTATTTGGCGTGGAAAGATAATCATTTGTACCGTCAAAAAATGCACTAGCACCACCAAATTTACTTTGCACAGTACTTATGGCAGTGTCATTATTTGATGTAATTGTAAAATTATTTGGACTATTATCAATAAATGTTGTACTACCATTACTGCCACTAAAATGCATCAATAAACTGCAACTTGGATAATAAATGTCACCTGAACCACTATTCCATTCTTCTATGACACTGACATCCCATTTATTTCCTGATAAGTCTAAGCCTGTGATTGTATTTTCTTGACTGGTAGTTACATTATATAATATTGTTTGATTGCTTATGCTACCAGTTTGAATTCCTCCCAATACATAACTAGCTGTTAATGCATAACTACTAGTCACCATTACATTCGTATAATCAATAACATTTACATACACTCTGTCTACACTTGCACTCAATGTACTACCAGAACCACTAAGTGGTTGGCCAGTAGCAGTCATCTTTCTTATCTTTAAAGAACTATCACTTAACTTTTCAACACCATAATCAACATTACTATCATTCAAACCACCAACCAATCCAATATACTTGGTTTGTAATTGTGTAACATTTAGATTATTTGGAAATTCTACGGATTGTGTAACAAAACTGCCAGTGTATCTTGCAACACCTTTTGTTAGTCTCAACTCATCTAAATAACCAGGATAATAATATGTTGCAGCATATCTTCCGATTTCTAGTGGTGCTGCTCCATTTGGTATTGTAGCGGTTGATGTAAATGTAGAAATTTGTGTTCCGTTTTGAAATGTTCTAAAAGTATTTCCTTGTCTTGTTACTGCATAATGTGTCCAACTATTTATTATTATAACACCCATACTTACAGCGCTCGCAATGGACCAACTACTCCCATTGCCAGCAAAAAAATTAATATTACCAGCTTCGGTCCATCCAATCATCCATGGCGGTTGTCCGCTACTATTTCTAGACATTACTGGTTTAAATACAGCATTTGATGTTCTATATTCCCAATATTCAATTGTAAAATCTCCAGCGCCAAAATCAAATTCGGAATTATCTGGAACCGTAACATAATCATCTCCACCGTCAAATAATCCGCTAGTTCCGCCAAATTTACTTTGTACAGTACTTATAGATGCACCATTATTTGATGTTGCTGTTTTTGGTGACGGGCTATTATCTATAAAAGTTGTACTACCATTACTGCCACTAAAATGCATCAATAGACTACAACTACTATAATATTCATCACCTACAATAGAACCGCTGTTCCATTCTTCAACTACTGTTACGCCCCATTTATTACTTGAAAGATTTAATCCGGAAATTACATTATCTTGGGATGTAGTAACATTATATAGTATTGTTTGATTTGCGATACTGCCTGTTTGCGTACTACCA